TCAGACATCTTGAGAAGGTTGTTGGCTGCCATCTGGCTTGATGCTCACCTCTTCCTCCCACTTCAGCAGGTCTGCTCCCCTCCAGCGCTTTGGACTTCCACCAATGGCTGGTTTAGGGAATGGCCGGCTGAAACATGCTGGCATTCTCGCTGGCGTGCTCCAGAAATAAAGAGTGCTGCGTGAAATCTTGTATCGCGCCAGCACATCAGAAGTAAGCATGATCTCATCAGCCCTCATTTCCCCACCTCCTGCTCATTATTCAGCATCAGATACACAATCATTGCCGCTCTCAGCGGGTTCTTATGCCGGGCCTTCGCGCCACTTTCATGACTGGCCTCCCATGTCGTTTTCGACGCTGGCGCAATGGCGATCCGGTTGCGCACTGCAATCTGAAAGCCATCCTCGGACCTGCTGACCGGGAAGAAGCCGAAATCATGGCATACCTTTCCGAAGCAGCGTTTATACTGCGCCCCTTTGGGGTTGTGCTGGTGAACCTGCGCCTCGTACTTTGGATTCTCCAGCCTGCAGACCAGAACGCTGATTTCACCATCAGTCATTTTGCTGTAGCTTTTGACTTCTGCTTTCATCACACCGCTCCTATTGCCTGCTGAACCACACGATGCCCGCGCGTGCGTGGCTTCTTCTTCGGCTCGATCCTGACCGGCGCTACCTGTGGTGCTGGTGGCCGCGCCGGGCTTTTGCCATTGCGCATATAACGCTTCTGGTTCATCTGCCACACGATGCGCTGAGAGTGGTCGCAGCCGTCATCAATTTTGACGCTGGCCTGAACCAGCGCGTCGTTAAGTTCTGCCATCATGTGGTTAGCCATCGCTCACCGCCTCTTCCAGAATCTCCTGCAACCGCTGTTCAGCTTTTGCCTGGGCCATAATTCGGAGCACCTGCAGATCTGATTTGCTTACTTCGGCGCTCAGAAGTTTAAGCAGCTCTTCACTTTCAAACCGGGAGCGCATTCTGTTCAGCTCCTTCTCTTCACGGCGCAATACAGCGAGGCTTTCAGTAATCCGGCGCTGGGATTTCCTCCATGCCCTGAGAGCATCATGCGTTCTGCGATACGGACCAATATCCGACTCATCAATTCCAGCTAAGCGCGTTTTGATGCTGTCGATATTCTTGTTGGCAATTGCCAGCGCTTTGAGATGGTCAGCAATGCCGCTTAGCGCTTCGTGGTTGATGCGTCCGTTTTCAAGCTGGATGTTGCTCATTTCGCTGCCTCCCTTGTGGCCGCACGGTATGCGCGAAGCCCGCGGCTAACTGGTCCGCTGATAACTGTTTTGCGGATGAAGATGCCTGTGGTGCTGGCAATCACATCAGCGGATAGAAGAGCGGCATCGACCGCCCGGTTGTGCCGGCGAAACTCCAGCAGGCTGCTGGTGATGGTCAGCGTTGCTACCGCGCCCTTGTCGACAAAGTTAAATTTCACGAAATCACCTCCCACAAAAATTGCAGCACCTGCTTTGTTTCCAGATAGCCGATAACGAAGCCAGCAGTCATTAGGGCTGCGAACAGTGCAGCCCCAACAAGGTGACAATTAGTCACTCTGTTCATCGAATGCCTGCTCCAGCTTCTCAAAGGTGTCGTCCGTCATCGGCATGATGATGAGCAGCGGGTTGCCGTACATGTAACTTAGGGTCTTGTCGAAGATAATCTGACAAGGTTTCCCCTTTCCCCATGACCGGATCTGCATTGGTACGAAGCTGGCAAACCGTCCAAACATCAGGTGCGGCAGGGCGAGATATTTAGCCTGGAAGGTCGGCATCCACTCACAAGGGTCCGGCTCACCATTCAGCAGTTTCGACACATCAGGGAAGTCCACCTCAATGAACTCCACTTCGTTATGTCCAATCAGTGTTTCTTCTTCATCAACATGCGAGGCGATCCACTGACGATTGACCAGCTGGAGCAGCGTGCCCTCAGCTGAATCAGGAATTTCGCCGTGGATAATAAACACGCCTTCAGTGCCGATAACGCATCCATGCTCCATCGATACATAGGCGTGACCATTGGTAGCCTGAATGTGCGTGCTGGTGATGTTGACGCCCTGCAGGTAGCGGCGTTCTTCTTTGTGGTCAGCCACGCAGCACAGTGCGGCACGGAGCAAATCGGTATGGATAAACATTATTTAGCCTCCCAGTTCAGCAGCTGGAAAATATTCAGTTTTGGGTGAAACCAGCGCGTACCTTTCTTTTCTGCTTCACCCATTACCTGACGCAGCGCTTCCATGAAGGGTTCGTACTTAACAATGCCTCGCGTTCCCAGCACTCCATCTGGTGTGAGGAATTTATGGGTGTCGGTCGGGATGCCGTAAGCAGTAGCCAGCGTTTTGCACTTAAGCGGACTCATGCCAAATCTGGCCTTGATGTCTGAATAGCCAATCCAGCCGGCTGGAATTGAGCCGCGCTTAATGTTCTCGATGGTCTCAGCAACTTCTTCCATCTTGCTTTCGACGGTATTGAGGCGGCGCTCTTGCTCAACCTGAGCCAGCGCATATGCCAGATTGAGCTCTGCCTGAGATTTTGGACGGGAGCGTTCTTCTTCCAGCTGCTTCCAGCGGTCTACCAGTCGGGCTGTAAACTCAGGGCAGAGCTGGGCGACCACCACAATACTGTCGCGCTTGCCGATTTCTCCCTCAAAGCAGTAAACCTTCTGAACCACACCATTAGCGGACCGCTCCCCATCCTCCATTGGAGGTTGGGTTATTACGCCAGCCGAGACGAGCCTCCCAATGGTCCGTTTTACGTTGTCGTGACGGCTACCCACCAGTTCAGCAATATCGTGACTGGTCATAGCAGCCTGTGAGGCACTACCGAGCGTAAAATTATTCATTGCCTTCTCCCTCCAGCTCTTTTGCTTCCTCACCCGCCACCGCATCAAGCTCGGCATTAAGTTGCTCAGCTTCGCCATAGGTAGCCATGCGAATTGATTTGAAGGTCGGGTTAATCAGCCCGTTGTCGGTTTCACAGATACCCACTGCTGCAAGAACCGCGGCTCCCACTTCACTGCTACCCTGAACGTAGATGGAGTATTCCCTGCGCTGGCCGCCCTCAGTCACCATAAAGACAGCCCAATACCAGACCTGCATAAGTTCGTTTTTCATCATCAATCCTCAGTACGGTTTGTTAGCCAGGTGTTCGGCATACTGCTGCTTGAGTTCTTCGTGCTTCTTTACCCAAAGGTGATGCTCACGCTTTTTAGCCAGAATGCGGCGAATGCGACGGGCGCAGCGGATGTGAGCAAAGGAATACTGCTGAGTGTGTTGGCCGATGCTGTGCACGATAGGGCGATCAAATTCATCGAACATTGGATCGTTGGTTTCGATTCCCGCGCGGTAAAAAGTTTTGGTGACCATGTAGTGCGCCAGATTATTAATGGCAGCACTGCGGCTCAGGCAGCGCTTTGACCAGCCGTGACGTGTCACGACAAAGACCGGTGACTGCTCGATGCGAAAAGATTCGTCGATCGCGTCTTCGCGGATAACAGTGAGCTTCTTCATTTCTTGCCGTCCTTACATTTGGAATAGGTTTCGTGCGTCATTAACTGCCAGTCTTTGCCGCCGTTCTGCGAAAGCAGACGCCAGCGCGGGTTAACCTTCAGGCTCAGATAGCCGGTGCCGTGGATGCGGCAGGGGAGTGCGGCGCTTGCGGTACTGCGCCAGCTTCCGTGCTGCCTGGCTGATCACCCACTCAGGTGCGCGGAGAGCGGTCATAGTCATTGCACCCCCCGCTGCTGGAAAGCCTGCTCTACCAGGTTGGAAACCAGCGCCTCCATGAAACCTTCACCGATGTGCGACAGCTTCCCGGATTTAATCTTCACGCAGTCGCCATACGTCGCTGCTATTTCCCGGTCCGCTGCAGCTGCTGGCGTGACTTTCCGCACCGCAGCCTCGAATAACTTAATCAGCGCCTTATTCAGGATTTCGGCATCCAGCTGCACGGTGGTGATCGAGCCGTCCGGTAATTTGGCGGTGGTCATCATGACGCCGGTTTTAGCGACCTTATTTGCCAGATAAATATTCACCAGGCGGGTGCGATTAATTTCAACGATGCTTGGCATTTTTAACCTCCTCTTCATCTTGTCTCTTTTCTTCTTCCATTAAGAAGATGCTGACACGCGCTGCCATGCTGTAAGCAAGGCCGATTACATTGTCATTAACTGGTAGGCCGGTGTTTGTGCCGCGCTCAAATACGAGCTCAAGCAGTGACGTTAATTGCGCGGACAACTCCGATGCCTCGCAAATAATCAATTCTGGATTGCTCATTTCATTATCCCATAAGCAGCTTTGAGGAAAAGAACAGCCAGATGCCACTGGCCGTTGTCGCGCATTAGTAAAGCCTGGCGATACTTTTGCTTATTAATGGAAGGTGACATCAGCGGCCCGCCTCAATGTTTGCCGCAGTGCGCTCGACCATGAATGCCAACTCCTGAATCAGCGAATGGAAGCGGCCGGCAACTTTTACATCTACCTGTGCCATAGGCTTGTAGAGCACTTCCATGAACTCGCGCTGGAGCTGTTCAGCATATTTGAGGGCAGTCTTGGAAGTGTCAGAAGAACTTGAAATACGTACGCCTGAGCTTTCTTTTTGAGCCGCAACCTCTTTTTTGGGTAGAGCTATTAAATTATTCATATTAAACCTCTAATCAATTTGTAGATGTGTTTAGCCCCAGCGCAGGCGCTGTAAGTTGATTCGGTTTTATTAATTCAGAAGGTAATGAAGCTTCGGATTTGCTTCGATTATTTCCATTGCCTGCTGATTGATTTCAGCTTTACTTGCCCAGCAACAAACTAAATAAGCAAGCTTCTCTTTTCGCATGTAAAGAGCATAGATGAATTCATTTATGCAATTGCACTGAACTTGAAATCTGAAATTCTCTTCTGTTTTGAAAAAGCTTGGGAACAGATCTTTGTTATCCACAATAGGGAACTCAAAATATATTCCGGGGGCAATGCGTACTGATGCTGATTCGCAGCTAATGATTTCGTCTGATTGAGTATTCATCTCAAAGGCTCCGTTGTTTGCCGATGAGTTAACAATACGCAATGTATTATATTGCGTCAATACAAAATGAATTAATTTATTTTCCTTAGTTCAATATGTATGAATTTCAAGGGTATTTAATACAAAAAAACCCGCCTAGGCGGGTTGGTGTGTGATGGTCCTTGCTTAGAGGAGCCGAAGTTTCGTTTCGATAGCAACGCCAAGAATTTTACAGTTGCCGTTGATGGGCATCATCGGCCATTGGGGATTTAAAGCTTTGAGAAACTTTTGATTTCCATCAATAATCAGCTTCTTGAAGGTAGCCTCGTTGTCATCTGTGAGCTTGGCTATGACAAGGTTGCCATTCATGGGCTCACGGCCGGTATCAAACAACACATAAGTACCATCAGGGATACTAAGACCGGCTGGGGCGGTCATCGATTCGCCTTCGACTTCAAGCCAGAACGCATCCCCATGTGTATGCGCATCTGATTCCAGCCAGAGATCTATGTCTTTCATTGAGTATGGTTCGCATGCTTCAGCCCATGCGCCAGCCTGCACTTTACTAAGCACTGGATATTTCCTCCCTGGAGAATGCGGCTGAACAAAGGTCACATTTGCCTCGCTCTTCGGATCCGCGACACTGCCATCAGATGACAGTCGGATTTCGTTCATCCCTAAAATCTTCATGATTGCGGCTATGTCCTCAATGCTCGGCTCACGCCTTCCGTTGAGCCAATGGCCAATGGCACCCTGAGTTTTTCCTAGCAGCTCTGCCAGGCGCTCTTGAGTGACACCAATTTCTTTCATTCTGGCCTTGGCCAGGTCGTTCCATTTTAGTTTCATGCTCTGGATGATTACATAATGTATTTTTTCAACAAGATTCATTTTGTATTATTTTGAGCCTGCTGTATAGTACATTATGTATTATTAATTGCAGGACTGAGATATGAACAAGATGAAGCACTTCCGTAGGGAGGTAAACCTTTCTCAAGCGGAGCTTGCGGCAATCGTTAAAAGCACGCAAAGCGCTATCAGTCACTATGAGACTGGTCGTCGTCGTCCAAGCCTTGACCTGTGCCGGAATATTGTGAAAGCGCTAGTGGTATCCGGTGCAAAGGTTTGTGTGGATGACGTTTTCCCGCACCCAACAGGCCCAGACCATGCAGCAGATTAACCCCATCCAGCACTTGGACCGAGCTTACCGAGATCCGCGCGGTGTGCTGGTGCAAGTCACTGGCTACGACCGTGAAAAACAGCAGGTCATTTTCACACGCCCCGATTATGAGCATGAATGCATGCGCCCGGTCTGGCAGTTCCAGCAGCTTTTCAGGAGGATCTCAGAATGAGCCAATCCATCCCCGACTTTGTAAATCATCATCATCTTTCCAGCCCCCTGCAAAGGCTTATCTTGTGCCGGATTTGGATGTCAGGCAGCAGCGATGGTGAGGGTGTTCGCTATCTCGGATTGACAGCAATGTCTGATTTTTGCTGCTGCTCTGTTCAGGAACTTCAGTCCGCCATTAGCGATCTGGTTAATCACGGATGCATCGCAACAGTTCTGCCGACTGAAGATGTCCGCAGAATCACAAAATCTAACGATGCATGTGGTTTTGTTTTGGCTCCGGCACTGCAGGTGGAAAGCTATGAGACCTTCTGATCTTCTACTCGACTTTGGTCGTCCGGTCGCCTACTACCCTGGGCTCGTAAAGCTCATGGGAAGCCCACACGCAGTAATTTTTTTCAGCCAGATCTTCTACTGGCAGGACAAGGCACATGCTGAAGAAGGTGCGCACAAAACAAGAGAGGCCATTCAGGAAGAAACAGGGCTGACTTTTGACCAGCAGGCAACAGCACGTAAGCAACTGGTTTCACGCGGAATTCTTATCGAGACCCATAAGCGCCTTCAGCACAAAGTATATTTTCGCATCGACTGCGAGCGACTTGACGAAATTATCAGTGAAAACAATGAAGTACTCCGAAAGGGGGAAATCCGTTTTCGGGAAGAGGGTAAATCCAATTTCGGGAAGGCGCAAAAACCTTCTTCGCCAACAACGGAATCCCCTCGCCGCCAGTCGGGAGAATCCAGTTTCGATCATACAGAGATTACTTCAGAGACTACTTCAGAGATTACATCTGATGGCACACCGGCTAAAGCCGCCGAGCCGTCACGCAATGCTAAGCAGGATTATTCACCTGAATTTGAAGAAGCCTGGCAGGCATATCCAAAGCGCTCTGGTGGCAATCCGAAGCCTTCAGCATGGAAAGCGTGGTCAGCCCGAATCCGTGAAGGCTTTAAGGCCGCTGACCTGCTGGCAGGCGTGCACCGTTATGCGTCATACGTCACCGCAACTGGCAAGGCCAACAGTGAGTACGTGAAACAGGCGTCAACGTTCTTTGGACCTGACCATCACTTTGCAGAGAGCTGGACGGCACCAGCCAGCCAGCAGCGCAGCACTCCGGCACAGAGCCGCCACAGCGGTTTCTCTGAACGGGATTACGGCACCACCACCACACCATATTGGGCCAAAGGAGCATCAGAATGAGAAACAACCCGACTCAGCGCGGCGCAGATATTCAGTCACTGAAAATCAAAATCTCCGCACTGCAGGAAGAAATGCGTTTTGCTGGTGGAAAGCCTTCCGATCTGGACCGCTGCTTTGACCGCAGCGAAACTGTGACCGGCACCTGTGAGAAGCATGGCGAATTTAAACAGCTGCGCATCTGGACCGAATACAGCGGGCGCGTGGCAGAGAAGTTTTCGCGTTGCCCGGGCTGCATCATTGCAGAACTGGAAGCCGCACAGACAAGCCTGAGTGCTATCCAAACTGAAATGCTGACAGAGCGTGCGAACATCCCTGAGCGGTTCGCGGACTGTAGCTTCGAAAACTATCAGGCCGTGAATAAATCTGCGCAAAACAATCTGTCTATCCTTCGCGACTACGCCAGTGCGTGGCCGCAGATTCTCGATGCCGGAACCAGTCTCATTCTGACCGGCAGGCCGGGTACCGGTAAAAACCATCTGGCCGTGGCGCTGGCGAAAAACATCATCGAACAGCACCAGGCAACTGTTCAGCTTACCTCGGTGATGCGCATCATCCGAGCCGTTCGCAGAACCTGGGAGAAAAGCAGCGAACTCAGCGAAGAGGAAGTTATCGCCCGTTATACCGGTGTGGACCTGCTGATTATCGATGAGGTAGGGGTCCAGTATGGTTCTGAATCAGAAATGATTATCCTGTTCGACATCCTCAACACCCGTTACGAACGCATGCTGCCAACGGTGCTGATAAGCAACCTTGCGCTGCCTCAGATTTCTCAGGTTATCGGCGACCGCCTGACCGACCGCATGGTAGAAGGCGGCGGAGCAACTCTGGTGTTCGACTGGCCCAGCTACCGCAGCCAGAAGGGAGCGCCAGCAATATGAGTGATGCAAAGTGGCGTGATGAGGACATGGAAGCGGCCGTGCTGGGGGCGATGTTCCTGCGCGGTGCTGAAGCTGAGGTGATGGAGGTCATCGCCTCGCTGCCAGAGACGGCGTTTAACTTCCCGCAGTACCGTGAAATCTACCGGGCGATCACTGTACAGGCTCGTGGCAAAGGCGTCATTGACCCGATTCTGGTGGGTGAGCAGCTTCCACAGCATCAGGCGCTTATCGATGCAACGGGCCGGATTGCGTGGGCGAGGTCTTCGCTAAAGTCCTACTCGCAGCAGCTGGTTCGCAATGCAGCACTTCGCGATGCATTCCATGCTCTTTCTGGAGCTCTCAGCAGCCTTCAGTCCGCACCTAACAGTGATGCGGGGATTCGCATTCTGGAGGAGGTGAAAGCAGCCGTAGGAGCGATACAGACGGAATCTGACGCGGTACGCCCCGTATCAATCGATGAGCTGCTTCCGACCATCATCAACCGGATTGACGAGCGCATGGCATCCGACAGTGCCGGCCGTTCGGTTATGACCGGGATCGAGGAGCTGGACGAAGTGACCGGCGGCTTCGACCAGACAGACCTCATCCTTCTGGCGGCTCGGCCTTCGATGGGTAAAACGGAGATGATTCTGGACATTACCGAAAACCTGACCGCCAGCGGTGCAGGGGTGCTGTTCTTCAGTATGGAGATGAGCGACATCCAGATCGCAGAGCGTCACGTTGCAGCGGCGGGCGGTATCTCAGCCTCACGCCTCAAGTCTCCGGACAAGCTGAAAGACGAAGACTGGGCGCGAATCAGCAACGGGATCGGGCAGATGACCGGGCGCAATATCTGGATTGTCGATGCCAACAACCTGACCGTTGACCAGATTCAGCACATTGCGACGCGCCACATTCAGCAGCATCCGGAGACCGCGCTGGTGGCTATCGATTATCTGCGCCTGATTAAGCTGCAGAGCGCCAGCCGTCATGATCTGGCTGTGGGAGAAGTATCAAAGGGGCTGAAGTCACTGGCTAAGGCTAACCGTGTGCCGGTGGTGGCGCTCAGCCAGCTTTCCCGCAGCGTGGAGAGTCGCCCGAACAAACGCCCGGTCAACGCCGACCTGAAAGACTCAGGCGAAATTGAAGCAGATGCGGACATCATCATGATGCTGTACCGGGATGAGGTTTATAACCCGGAGTCGCCAGCGGCGGGCATTGCTGAAATCAACATTACCAAGAACCGCAACGGGCCGCTGGGTACCGTGTATCGCCGGTTCTGGAACGGCCACTTCCACTATATCGACCAGGCAGAAGCCCGCGCCCGCAGCACGGAACGGGAAGAGACATATACCAGCAACAAACGTTATTCGAAGGGGCGTGCAGCGTGAAAATTGAATCAGCACTGAAGTATTTCAATCCGAAAAGCCAGAGCTTTACTGACTCTTCACGCGCAACAGGAAGCGATTCACTGACGGGGACCGATCTGATGGGTGCCATCGGCTTCTGCCAGTCGAAATCGCCTTTCGGTATTTCAGCTGTAATGGCAAAAACCGGCAACAGTGAGCAGGACACCGTCAGGACAGTTCAGCAGCTGATGCAGTATGCCAACCGCACCGCGCCAAAACTGCTTCGCAAGGCTGCAGGAAGCAAGCTGGGTAGCTGTCTGGTTGTGCTGTCAAAGCTGGCGTTTGATGAGTATGTCCGTTCAGCCGCCACCACGGAATCATGCGATCACTGCGACGGCACCGGCTTCGTCGAATCAGAGGCGGAAGTAGTTAAGTACGCCGGTAAGTTCAATGATTCAGGCGAGCAGGTGATCGCGCCACGCACAGAACTACAGACGGTCCGGGCTAAGTGTCAGCATTGCGCAGGTAAGGGGCGTATTTCATCCCGCTGTCGCTGCAACGGAACAGGCCGCGTGCGTGACATGGCAGAATCAGCACGCAGAGGTTTGCCGGTTGATAAAGAGTGTGAGCGCTGCACCGGGCGTGGATATCGTCGCATGCCATCCAGTACCGCATTCAGGGCTATCAACGTGCTGGTTCCAGACCTTACGCAGTCGTCCTGGTCACGGAACTGGAAGCCATTCTTTGAGAAGTTGGTGGCGAAGTGCGAAATCGAAGAGAGTCACGCTGATGCAATATTCAGGCAGGCAACAAAATAATTGACTTTGCATAAAACTGGCGTATTCTAGCCAAATAGTGGCAGACCTCTAGCCATGCAACCACATAAAAATGAGCCTCAGCACTGCTGGGGCTTTTTTTTGTCCGCATTATAGCGTCCGCAGCGCTACCAACATCGAATCAGTCCCTTTTGAAATGAGCCTTTGAGGAAGTCAGTTTAGTGCTGGCGAGCCTTCGATGGGCTGATTCTCTGTGCGGCAAAGGTTCATCTCAAAGTGAGGCTACGCATGGATTTGTCCCAATCAGAATTGCAGCGTTTATTGAATTACGACACAGGAACAGGTGTTTTTACTTGGAAGGTGGCGAGGGCAGGAAGGGCTAAAGCCGGCAGCGTCGCAGGTAAAACAGATACTCACGGCCATCGCCAGATAATGGTGAGGTCAAAATTTTATGCAGCTCACCGTCTGGCATTTCTGTACGTCAATGGCTGCTTCCCGCCTGACGGGCTGGTGGTAGATCACATAAATGGAAACCCTGCGGATAATCGGTGGGCTAACCTGAGAGCCGTGAGTATTCAGCAGAACTGCGAAAACTCATCTCTGATCGGCCGAAAAAGCAAATCTGGCCTTTTAGGCGCACACGCGGTCGGAGATAAATGGCAGTCAATCATCATGGCCGGCGGAAAAAGATGTTATTTAGGTCGCTTCGAGACTGCAGAGCAAGCCCATGCTGCGTATTTGTCTGCTAAGGACAGTTTGCACACAATGTCCGGCCACTAAATTATTTTGAAACCTCGCCAAACGGCGGGGTTTTTTCGTTTCTGCTCTCCATATTTTTTCATGCGAGAGATTGCCTCAAGAGCACAACAGATAAGCGCACTTCATGACGCCGGAGCCAGCGGGTGATTATTCCCCGGTAGGCATGGGATATAGGGGAGTGCGCTTTTCGTTGTGATGCATGCGCAGGCTGATGTGCGGAAAGAAATGCCCCATTGGTACACGAGGCGAGATCACCAGACGGGTAAAGCCGCTTGCTGCCGGGACCGATAAGCCGGAGATCAGCACCGGCCATCACACATTCTATTCTGGCCCTTTAACTCAGCGGTAAGAGCGACCTACACAAAAAAGGCAGGTCGCTGGTTTAAATCCAGCAGGGGCTACCAGGCAATCCCCGGTCATGACGATGACAGTAATTACCGCTTAGCGTCGGGGAATTATTCAAAAGCCAGCCTGAGAGCTGGTTTTTTCGTTTTTGCGCCCAGCCAATCAGCGACAGATGACCTTCACCGGAAGTGGCTGAGGCGCATTTTTAATTTCGACTACCTACGGCACCGACCAATCGGGAGGTGAGGATGAAACGCATGCCAGAAAAAGACCCGGGCTTTTGGGCGAGCCTGCTTGCCTGGCTGTATGCCCATAAAAACGAATCTGGCTATGCAGGTCTTGCCGGGGTGATGGCAATCCTGCGTGGCACGTACTACGGCAAAGATACGTGGCCGCGCCGCCTTCTGGACGCTGCCATGTGCAGTGTCTTTGCATTTTTCCTGCAACCAACGCTCCAGATTGCCGGTTCAGTTCTTAACTGGAACATCAGCACGGGAACAACACAGATTGTTGCAGTGTTTCTCGGCTTCCTCGGCGTTGACTGGCTCTCAACAAAACTGCGCCGGTTCATTGATAAGCGCATAGGGGATAGTAATGCTGACACCCAGTAACTTTCAGCGCGCGACCGGCGTATCTGATGCGCTTCGCGATAAGTGGTTTCCGCGCATAGCGGCCAGCATGAGTTCATTTGGCATCAACACGCCGCTGAGACAGGCCTACTTCCTGGCGCAGGTCGGCCATGAGTCCGCCGGATTCACGAAAGTTGAGGAAGGGCTGAATTACAGCGAGAACGCGCTTCTCGCCATGTTCGGCAAGCGCATCAATCCTGCTCAGGCTAAGGCGTATGGTCGTAATAACGATCACCCTGCCAATCAGCGGATGATTGCCAACATCATTTATGCGAGCCGAAACGGTAATGGTGGCGTAGGTTCTGGTGATGGCTATCGCTATCGCGGGCGCGGCCTGATTCAAATTACCGGCAAAGCGAATTACGCAGCGCTGTCGGGTCAGCTAAGTGCCGATGTGGTGGCTAATCCTGATTTGCTCACTGAAAACCTGCAGGCCGCGATGTCAGCAGCTGCATGGTGGAAGAATCACGGCTTAAACGAACTGGCAGACCAGGATGATGTTACCCGCATCACCCGGGTCATTAACGGTGGCACTAACGGTCTGGACGACAGGAAATCCCGCTTACTCAAAGCTAAGGGGATTCTATGTTCAACGTAATCGGCTTTATCCGAAACTATTCTCACGTAATCATTATCGGCCTTATCTGCGTCTGCCTGTGGGGACTTAACGCGCGCAACTCGCAGCTGTCAGCGACTAACGACAGGCTGGAGCGTCTTGCTAACAGCAAAGACGAGCAGATTAACGACCTCCGAGCTAAAAACGACGACCTGGCCGCCAGCGTTAACGATCTGGTGAAAGCGGTAAATCAGCAGAACGCTGTAATGACTCAGGTAACAGAGCAGCGCGCCGTTACGGCAGAGCAGAACCGGAAACTTCAGAATGAAATCAAGCAATACCTCGCAGCTGATAAAAACGCTGCCGCTCCTGTGCCTGCTGATGCTGTTAAGCGGCTGCGGGACGCCGCGAAGTCAGCCAGTGGAGTACCGGACGATAAAGCAGCCCCGGTTAAATCTGCCAGCGGAACTGACCAGCCCGATTAAGGCTCCGGAGCCCGCTAACGTTATGAGCTATGGCGATTCAGTTGAATTGAACGTAGTGCTGTATGGCATTGTGGGGCAGTGCAACATTGATCGTGCAGCCATCAGAAAGATACAGGCAGGCTCAGATTGATGCTTTGGACGGGATGGCAAAGGTTCAGATACTGGTGCAGTGAGATTGATTTCGTCGCCGCGTACTACAAGCTTAAGAAAGAATCCTCCGACAAGGGATAACGGTTAGCTACGCCGCGGTGGATGAGAGAAAAATTATCAATCATCCCGGGAAGATTTGCATTCTAACCGGGATTAAAAGGAATTAATTTTATGTTAACAATTTATCCACCAAGTCGCCTCGGGGTTAGCGATATTAGCCTCGCTTATACCTTCAATAATGCCCAAGGCCAGAGCTCTTTCAGGTGTAAGGATGGAGGATGTTCTAATCAACTCTCTCCAGTCACTCAATTCAGCTGCCGCAGTAGTTTCCTCGTTAAACAAGGAAACAAGCCTGTCAAGATCGTTGTCTAAGCTGGATACCCACTCACGCATTCTCTCATGGTCAACACTTTGCAAGCCGCCAACGTTCCATTGGAATGGATGAAGCAAAAAGCGAGCCCCATGATTCGAAAATCGCCGTGACCCCGCTAAGAAAATTGCATTGGCAATTGAGTCAATGTTGCTGATGTTGAAACAGTGAACCGGGATAGGCAAAGTTTTAATGAAGTTATACGCAGTAAACCCAGATGTTACATCGCCTCCTGAACTGGATATATGTAGGTTTATCTGTGTTGCGCCTTGAGATAGTGCGGATAAACAGCTGTTCTGAAGATGGCTGACTGTGCTTGGATTAACGGGACAAAGAAAGTGAGCTGTATGGATCATAAGTAATCCCAGAAGTTAAACCACTTTATAGTGGCTAAACATTTATCGGATAAATCTCATGCCAAATAAAGTGAGTTTTTCTCACAAAGCCAGACAGCCCTAAATTGTGCAAAGCACAACATTCAGGTTCTAACGATTTTAAAAGCGTTTTTATTTTGTGCTGAAAATTGTATTCACTGAGTTCACTTTTCAGCATAAACACAATGTAACATCGGCTGGTGGTCTCACCATTGCCGAGGGTTAAACACATCCAGCCAGCAGGAAACTCTTAATGAACACTTTGAATAAGAGGCAGGCGGAATTTCTTTCCGACACTGCAGCAGAAGTCAGGAAGCAGGGTGAGCGGGTCAGGGAGAAGAAAGACAGACTGCAGCAGGATATGCAGCAGGGGGCGCGCCTGACCCATCACAGATTCAAAATTTAACGGGGAGCCCGAGATGGCCATTGTTGAGAAAGCAAATAAATTCAAAGTGGGTATCAGCTTGAAGGGGCATCCCCCAACATCGATTCTTGCTACCGACAAGCCTAAGATGTTTGATGGCTGGCTCCGGGTTCACGGCGACTCGGGCTCTCACTATTTTGCTGAAGGTCAGATCGAAAGCTATTCAGTCAAAACACCGGTTGACTCTGCAGCGCTCGACAGCGAACCAACTAACGGGCAGTACCATGGCATCAGCCCCGAGCTGGCAAGTTATAAAGCGGCCCGGTTGACAGAAGCCGCCGCAGAGACAGGCCAAACGCTACAACTGTTCAAACACCTGTCAGTGCTACTGCCGATTATGCACACAGCCGAAAAAAATGGCTGAGCCGCGCATTTATAACAGTCGCTGGGATAAAGCTAGGCTGTCATTCCTTAAGTCTCACCCTCTCTGCGCCATGTGCCACCGGCAGGGCAGAGCTGTGGCGGCTACTGTTGTGGACCACATCAAGCCGCACAGGCTGAAGGAAACCATCAATGGCGGCAAGCAGGATGAGATAGCGAAAGCTCAGAAGCTCTTCTGGGACAAGGCAAACTGGCAACCCCTCTGTAAACAGCACCACGATTCGACCAAGCAGCGCGAAGAGAAGCGCGGGCACGTCATCGGGTGCGATGAGAACGGCATGCCGCTCGACCCATCATCCCATTGGCGTAAGTGAGAATGAATATCACTTACTATCAAGATTGAGAGGGGTGGCGGTCATATGAGAACGATTATCATCATCAACGGGGAGGGTGGGATCAGAGTTCAGGGGTTAACGACCTCCTGACCGCCCGCCCCCCTTTTTACGCACAACCGCGAAATGAAATGTTTTTTCCGGGAGGTTAAATAATGGCCGGAAGAAGACCAAAACCTACCCCTCTGAAGTTAGTCACTGGCAATCCCGGCAAGCGTGCGATCAACAAGAAAGAGCCAAAGCCTGCGCGGGAAATACCAAGCCCACCATCTCATCTAACCGACGAAGGCAAGACCGCCTGGGGTCGACTTAGCGTGCTGCTGGACGGCATGGGCGTTTTGACTGTTGCTGATGCGTTTGCTCTTGAAAGGCTCTGTGACATCTACGCAGAAATCCTGATTCTTCGTGAAGACATTAAGGCAGAAGGGCGTACGTACAAAACAGAGACGCAGCAGGGCGATACGCTGACGAAAGCAAACCCATCTGTTGCAATGTTGGCAGATGCAGACCGTCGATTTAAAAGCTACCTGGTAGAGTTCGGCCTGACACCGGCTGCCCGGTCAAAGGTGAACGTGAATGACGGAAAAGAAAAAGAGGACCCGCTCAACCAGTTCTTCGGTTGACCCGGCGACACAGTATGCAATGGACGTTACCAGCGGCGCGGTTATTGCCGGGCCAGACATCCGCGCGGCATGCGCCCGCCACCTCCGTGATCTGGAAGAGGGTTCGAAGCGCGGACTTTTCTGGGATGTTGAGTCTGTAACGCGCGTTGTTAATTTCTTCGCTCAGGTTCTGAAGCTCAACGGCGGTGAGCATGAGGGAAAGCCTTTCATCCTGCTGCCGTGGCAGTGCTTTATTGTTGGCTCCCTGTTCGGCTGGAAGTCGATGGACGGCACGCGTCGCTTTCGCATGAGTTACATCGAGTCCGGTAAGGGCTCGGGTAAGTCGCCACTGGCGGGCGGAGTTGGTCTTTACCTGCTGATGGCAGACAAAGAGCCCCGCGCCGAAGTTTACGCGGCGGCCACGAAAAAAGACCAGGCTATGATCCTGTTCCGCGATGCGGTGACGATGGTCGATCAGTCGCCCGCGCTGGCGCAACGCATCACCAAATCCGGGACCGGCCTGAACGTATGGAACCTTGCGTTCCTGCAGACGGGCTCTTTCTTTAAGCCGATCAGCTCTGATGACGGTCAGTCAGGACCGCGCCCGCATGGCGCACTGATTGACGAAGTGCATGAGCACAAAACGAATGCCGTTGTTGAGATGATGCGCGCCGGTACAAAGGGCCGCCGTCAGGCTCTGATGTTCCTCATCACCAACAGCGGCCACGATAAAACCAGCGTCTGTTATGAGTACCATGAATACGGGCGCAAGGTTGCCGCCGGTGATCTGGAGGATGACAGCTTTTTCAGCTTCATCTGTTCGCTGGATGAGGGCGACGACCCGTTTAAGGACGAATCCTGCTGGGGTAAAGCTAACCCGTCGCTGGGCCAGACCTTCACCGATAAATATCTGCGGGAGCAGGTAACTCAGGCGCGGGGCATGCCGTCAAAAGAGAGCATCGTCCGCCGCCTGAACTTCTGCCAGTGGGTTGAGGCGTCCGATCCGTGGATTGACAGCGACACCTGGATGAACTGCGAACAGGACTTTGACCCCGAAGATTTAGCGGGGGAAGAGTGCTATGGCGGGCTGGACCTCTCCGGCTCCCGTGACCTGACGGCGCTGGCGCTTTACTTTCCGAAATCAAAAAAGCTTTTAGTTGAGTTCTGGACGCCGAAAGATTCTCTGCTTGAGCGCGCCAAAACGGACCACGTTCCCTATGACGCCTGGCTGCGTAACGGCTTTATTCATGCGCCACCGGGTAAGGCGGTCAATTACGGCTTTGTGGCGGTACGCATCGGTGAGCTGGCGGCCAGATACGATATTAAGTGCATCGCCTTTGACCAGTACCGCATTAAGTATCTGGAGCCCGAACTGGAAAGCGAGTCTGTTGGCGTTGACCTTGTTCCGCACGGGCAGGGATTTTACAAGGCTCAGGAGTCCGGGCTATGGATGCCGCGCTCTATCGAGCTGTTTGAGGAGCATCTTAATAACCGGGTGCTGACTATCCGGCCCAATCCCTGCCTGCGCTGGAATGCCGCCTGTGCGGTGCTTGAAGCTGACCAGAAGGACAACCGCATATTTGCCAAAAAGAAGAGTACCGGCCGTATCGATGGCGTGGTGGCTTCGGCTATGGCAATCGGTGCAGCAGAGGATGCGGTGCTGGTGGACAGCGGCGATCCTGATGACTTTTTTGATGACCCGATCATGGTAGGTATCTGATGAAGGAAAAAAAACAGCCGGGTCGCATCAAGAGCGCGATTGTTAACTGGCTCGGTGAGTCGATAGGACTCAATGACGCCGCATTCTGGCAGGAGTGGTACGGCACAAGCAGCAGCGGAAAGGTCGTGACAGCAGAGAAAGCGCTGGCGCTGGCCTCGGTCTGGGCCTGTGTGCGCCTGTTAAGCGAGTCAGTCTCAACCCTGCCAATGAAGGTATACGAGCGTGCCTCTGACGGCTCACGCAAGCTGGCTCTCAATCATCCGGCCTATCAGCTGCTGTGCCGCCGCCCGAACAGTGAAATGACGCCGTCACGCTTCATGCTGATGGTGGTTGCCAGTATCTGCCTGCGCGGAAACGCCTACGTTGAGAAAAAGATGATCGGCACCAAGCTGGTTTCACTGGTTCCGCTGCTTCCCCAGAGCATGAAGGTGGAGCGGCTGGACAGCGGCGAACTGCAGTACACCTACACCGAGAAGGGCGTACCGCGCATCATCCCGGTTAAAAATATGATGCACATCCGGGGCTTTGGTCTGGATGGTGTATGCGGAATGATGCCGATGCGCACCGGGCGCGACGTGTTTGGCGCAGCGATGGCGGTTGAAGAGTCAGCCGCAAAAATTTTTGAAAACGGCATTCAGACTTCAGGATTCTTTCTTTCAAAGAACCTGCTGACCAAAGAGCAACGCCAGAAGAACCGCGAAAACCTCAACCGGTTCGTTGGTTCAAAAAACGCGGGCAAAGTAATGGTGCTGGAAGGTGATATGTCCTATCAGGGCATCACCCTTAATCCAGAAGACGCTCAGATGCTGGAGTCGCGGTCGTTCAGCATCGAGGAAATCTGCCGCTGGTTCCGCGTGCCGCCGTTTATGGTCGGTCACGTTGATAAGCAGAGCAGCTGGGCTTCGAGCGTTGAAGGCATGAACCTGTTGTTCCTGACGAATACGCTGCGGCCGATGCTGGTAAACATTGAACAAGAGATTTCACGCTGCCTGCTCAATGGCGATGAGGACTTATTCGCTGAGTTCTCCGTTGAAGGCCTGCTGCGTGCCGACAGCGCAGGACGCGCCGCTTATTACACCACGGCGCTGCAGAACGGCTGGATGTCACGTAATGACGTGCGCCGCCTGGAGAACCTGCCGCCGATTGAAGGTGGTGATATCTATACCGTGCAGCTGAACCTGACACCGCTTGAAGACTTACGCAAAAACAGCACCGCCACAAGGGCCACGTTGTTGCGCGAAGTTCACAATGCCGTTTTCCCGGACATTCCTTTCGAACAATCACCGCTTAAACAGGCGGCTTAGGAGCACCCCCAATGACAGTAAAAAGTCTTCCGGCAGCGCCGGAGGGGCGGCCTTTTGCGCGCGAAAATCGCGATCTGCCGTCCTCCGCAATGGAGCGCTGGAACGGCGGTATCAAAGCCGCAAAAAGTGATGACAACAGCATCTCTGTATTCGATGTGATTGGTGCTGACTGGTACGGCGACGGCGTTACCGCCAGCCGCATCGCAGCGGCACTGCGCGCAATCGGCGGTGCTGACGTGATTGTGAACATCAATTCGCCAGGTGGCGACATGTTTGAAGGTCTGGCGATTTACAACCTGTTGCGTGAATACGAAGGGAAAGTGACCGTCAAGGTGCTGGGCCTCGCTGCTTCTGCTGCGTCGATCATCGCAATGGCCGGTGATGAGGTACAGATTGGCCGCGGTGCCTTCCTGATGATTCATAACTGCTGGGTCTATGCGATGGGTAACCGTCACGATCTGGCTCAGGTGGCTGCTGACATGGAGCCATTCGATAAAGCCATGAACGATATTTACGGCGCCCGGACCGGGCTGAGCAGCGAAGCCATTGAGGCAATGATGAATGCAGAAACCTATATCGGCGGCAGTGATGCGGTTGAAAAAGGTTTCGCTGATCGCCTGTTATCAGCTGATGAAATTGCTGATGACGATGACAGCCCTGCGGCGGCGCTACGTAAGCTTGATGCGATGCTGGCAAAAACAGATGCACCACGCTCCGAACGTCGAAAACTTCTTAAAGCATTAACCGGCGGCAAGCCAGGCGCTGCTGCCAACCCTGAAGGTATGCCGGGCGCTACCGACGAGATAAACCCCGAGAATATTGAACAACTCCAAAACGCGCTGGCCGCGTTCGGCAAATAAGGAATCACCATGTCAGATGTAAATGAGTTACTGAAAAAGGTATCTGCGAAGCTGGAAGAAGTGTCCGGCACCTTCAGCCAGAAGGCTGAGGACGCGCTTAAAGAAGCGAGGAACTCCGGTCAGCTTTCTGCTCAGACCAAAGAAGCGGTAGACAAAATCGCTACTGAGTTCAATGCGCTGAATGAAGCGAACAAGACACTGAAGGCTTCAATGGGCGAACTTGAGCAGCACGTCGCTCAGATGCCGCTGGCTAACGCCAAAAAGACCATCGAAACCGTTGGGCAGACCGTTATTAGCAGCGAAGCGCTGAAGGCATTTGCTGCCAGCGTTGAAGGCGGTAAGCGCGTCAGCGTGCCGGTCAATGCAGCTCTGCTGTCAACGGATGTGGCAACTGGTGTCGTTGAGCCTCAGCGACTTCCCGGCATTGATGTGCAGCCAAAGCAGCGCCTGTTTATTCGTGACCTGATCGCGCCGGGCCGCACCAGCGCTCCAGCCATTTTCTGGGTGCAGCAGACCGGGTTTACCAATGCGGCTAAAGTCGTACCGGAAGGCACTGCTAAGCCATACAGCAACATTACCTTTGCAACGCAGATCACCCCGGTCACCACCATTGCGCACATGTTCAAGGCATCCAAGCAGATTTTGGATGACTTTGCACAGCTGCAGTCAACCATTGATGCAGAAATGCGTTATGGCCTGAAGTATGTCGAAGAGCAGGAGATTCTGTTTGGCGATGGCACCGGTGCGCATCTGAAGGGCATCGTGCCGCAGGCGTCTGCTTTTGCTGCCGAGTTCACGGTAGAGCAGCAGAACGGCATTGACGACCTTCGCCTTGCGATGCTGCAGGCTCAGCTGGCTCGCTTCCCGGCTTCAGGTCATGTCCTGCATTTTATCGACTGGGCGAAGATTGAACTCACCAAGGACACGCTGGGCCGTTACATCCTGGCGAACCCTTCATCTCTGACAGGCCCAACCCTGTGGGGGCTGCCGGTTGTGGCAACCGAAACAGCGGCATTCCAGGGCAAGTTCCTTACAGGTGCATTCAATGCAGCCGCTCAGCTGTTCGATCGTGAAGATGCCAACGTGGTTATCTCTACTGAAAACGCTGATGACTTTGAGAAAAACATGATCTCAATCCGCTGCGAGGAGCGTCTGGCGCTGGCGGTGAAACGCCCTGAAGCGTTTATCTACGGCAGCTTCACTGTGCCAGCAGCAGGCTAACGATTGACAGGCGGCCTTAGGGCCGCTTTCCCTGGAGGCAGAGCATGAAACTCATTCTTTTGAAGCCGAATTATTTTGAAGGAAAAGTAATTCGCGAAGGCGAAACCATCGAAACCAACGAACAGCATGGTCGTGAGCTTATCAAGCTGGGCTATGCCGAAAAGGTGGATGACAGCGAAGAAGATAAAGCTGCAGCTGAGGCCAAAGCAAAGGCCGCGGCTGCAGCGCAGGAAAAAGCGGACGCTGAAGCCAGCGCGAAAGCGGCAGCTGAGGCGAAAGAGAAAGTCAAAAAATAAGGCGTTGTCATGCTGCTGACACTTGAAGAAATCAAACAGCAGTGCCGACTGGAGAGCGACTTCACGGAAGAGGATCAGCTGCTTGAGCTTTTCGCCCTAGCAGCTGAGGCAAAGGCGGTGACCTACCTGAACCGCAATCTGTATAAAACGGTGGCAGACATTGCCCCGCTGGATACCGATGGCATGGTGATTACCGAAGATATCCGGCTTGCGCTGCTTATGCTGGTCAGTCACTGGTATGAACATCGCAGCTCAGTGTCTGAGCTTGAGATGACGGAGACGCCGCAGGCGTTCGAGTTCCTGCTGTATTCACGGCGTCTGCCGGTGTCGGGGTATTAGCATGAAGCGACGCTCATCAAATACCAGCGCCGTCTTCACGCTGCCCGATCCCGGCGAGCTGAATAAGCGCATCCATCTGCGCCAGCGTATCGACCAGGCAGCAGCGGACTACGGCACTGAGCCTGTCTATCAGAATGAAAAGGATGTGTGGGCGAAGGTCCGGCAGGTGGGTGCTACCACCTACCATGAGTCCGTTCAGGCTGATGACACAATCACCCATTACATGACCATCCGTTACCGCCGGGGCATCACGTCTGATTTTGAGGTGGTTTACGGCGGTTTTGTGTATCGCGTTAAGCACCTGCGCGACCTCAACTCAGCCGGTCGTTACCTGCTGCTGGAGTGTGAGGAGCTGAGGGCTGTAGAAAGCGATGAGGTGATGTATGGCTAAGCCGCTTCTGCACGTCGATTTTCAGCAACCCAAAGACCTCGTTTTTAACCGGGCAAAAATGCGCCGCGCCTTCATTCAGATTGGTCAGGTGCATATGCGAGATGCCCGGCGTCTGGTCATGCGCCGTGGTCGTTCAGCCCCGGGCGAGTACCCGGGATTCAGGACCGGCAGGCTGGCGCGGTCCATCGGCTATTACGTTCCCCGCGCATCAAAAAGCCGTCCGGGCCTGATGGTGCGCATCGCGCCAAACCAGAAGCGGGGCGAGGGTAACCGCCTCATTGAGGGCGACTTTTACCCGGCGTTTCTCTTCTACGGCGTGAAGCGTGGCGCTAAGCGCAAAAAGAGCCATCACAAAGGGAAATCCGGCGGTAATGGCTGGCGTGTTGCTCCGCGCAAAAACTACATGACCGAAGTGCTGGAAGCGCGCAAAACGTGGACGCGCTATGTGCTGAGTCGTGCTCTGCGTACCTCCCTGCGCCCTGAAAGGAAAAAGAAATGAAGCTATCACTGGTAATTGCTGCGCTCCGGGCGCGATGTCCGATGTTTGATGGCAACGTAGCCGGGGCGGCCGAGTTCAAGTCGATACCCGAAACCGGGAAGATGAAGCTACCGGCAGCGTACGTGGTGCCGACAGAAGACGTCATCGCTGAGCAGAAGTCCCTGACAGACTACTGGCAGAACGTGACCGAAGGATTTGCTGTTGTCGTCGTGCTCGATAACACGCGCGATGAGCGCGGTCAGGCTGCCGGTTATGACGCTGTGCATGATGTGCGGCAGCAAATCTGGAAGGCTCTGCTGGGCTGGGAACCCGATTCAGATGCAGGTCCGGTGGCGTATTCCGGCGGTCAGCTTCTGGATATGGACCGGGGTCGTCTCTACTACCAGTTTGAATTCATGCTGACGCGGGAAATCACCGAAGAGGACACGCGGCAGCAGGATGATCTCGACGCCCTGGACGAGCTGAAGATGGTCGACATCAATGTTGACTACATCGATCCGGGCAATGGTCCTGACGGCATTATCGAACACCACACCCAAATCAACCTCAGCGAGTAAATCATGCAAATCAGACCAAAGCGCGGGCGGTCAGTTCCTGACCCTGCCCGGGGCGATCTGCTGCCTTCAGAAGGCCGGAACGTCGAAGAGAGCAGCTACTGGCACCGCCGCATTGCGGATGGTGATGTCGAAGAAGTCAGAGCGGAAGAAGAAAAGCCCGCTGCTGACGCCAAGAAAAAGGGCGGTGAATAATGTCAGTTTCGTTCCCCACTATTCCGTCAGATCTCCGCGTGCCGCTGTTCTGGGCCGAAATGGACAACAGCGAAGCGAACACCACGCAGAGCAGCGGTCCTTCGCTGCTGATTGGACTCGCCTCAACAGACAGCGCTATCGTTAAAAATAAGCTCACCATCATGCCGTCTGCCGCGCTGGCGGGTAAGGTGGCAGGCCGTGGCAGCCAGCTGGCCCGTATGGTGGCGCGGTATCGTGCTGTCGATCCGTTTGGTGAGCTGTGGGTTATCGCGGTCACAGAGCCTGAAGGCGAGACTGCCAAAGGCACGCTGACGCTGACCGGCAATGCGCAGGCGTCAGGTTCGCTCAGCCTTTATATCGGCGCAGATCGTGTGCAGGCCGCCGTAGTGACCGGCGATGCGCCGACAGCTGTGGCAGCGACAATGGCCGCCGCGATTAACGCTAATGCTGACCTGCCGGTAACCGCTGCTGCAGCGGCTGGCGTGGTGACGCTCACCGCCCGTCACAAAGGGCTTACCGGCAACAGCATTCCGCTGGCGCTGAATTACTACGGCACCGTGGGAAGCGAAGCCACACCTGACGGCATTAACGTTGCGATTGCTGCAATGGCTGGCGGTACGGGCTCACCATCACTGGCGGCGACCGTAGCCGCGATGGGTGATGAGCCGTTTGACTTCATCGGCACACCGTTCAGTGATTCCGCCTCGCTGGCGACGCTGGCGCTGGAAATGAACGATTCTTTCGGGCGCTGGGGCTACGCACGTCAGCTCTACGGCCACGTTTACACGGCGAAAATCGGCACGCTCTCTGACCTGGTGGTCTTTGGCGACACCATGAACAATCAGCACATTACCGTAGCCGGTTATGAGCCTGCTGTTCAGACGGCGGCAGATGAGCTGGTCGCACTGCGTACCGCCCGTAACGCCGTGTTTATCCGCACTGACCCGGCCCGGCCGACGCAGACCGGCGAGCTTACCGGCGCACTACCGGCACCGGCAGGCAGCCGCTTTACCCTTACCGAGCAGCAGTCCCTGCTGAAGCACGGTATTGCCACGGCCTATGCAGAGGGCGGCGTGCTGCGCATTCAGCGCGACATCACCACTTACCAGAAAAACGCCTATGGCGTGGCGGACAACAGCTACCTGGACAGCGAAACGCTGCATACCAGCGCCTACGTCATCCGGCAACTGAAGAGCATCATTACCAGCAAGTATCCGCGCCATAAGCTGGCGAATGACGGTACGCGCTTTGGTCCGGGTCAGGCCATCGTGACGCCAGCCGTGCTGAAAGGTGAGATGTGCGCCAGCTACCGCACTATGGAGCGGGCAGGGATTGTGGAGAACTTCGATCTCTTCAAGCAGCATCTGGTGGTAGAGCGCAACGTCAGCGACCCGACCCGCGTGGACGTCCTGTTCCCGCCGGATTATGTCAACCAGCTGCGCGTCTTTGCGCTGCTTAATCAGTTCCGTCTGCAATACAGCGAGGAGACCGCGTAATGTCAAAGATTGCGGGTACAGCATACGTCAAGGTGGACGGCCAGCAGCTGTCGCTGACCGGCGGCATTGAGGTGCCGATGAATACCAAAGTGCGTGATGACGTGATCGGCCTGGCCGGTGACGTCGATTACAAAGAGACGCACCGCGCACCTTACGTCAAAGGCACCTTTAAGGTGCCGAAGGCGTTCCCGGTCACCAAGCTGATGGATTCAGACCAGATGACCATCACCGCCGAGCTGGCTAACGGCATGGTTTACGTGCTGTCTGAAGCGTTCCAGTTCGGTGAGGCAAACCACAATGCGGAAGAGGGTACGGTAGACCTCGAATTCCACGGCTCAGAAGGATTCTATCAGTGAGTGAACTTCAGCTTTCAAAACCCATCATGGCACACGGTGAGACTATCCATGTGCTGGAGCTGCGCGAGCCATCGTTTGACGAGATCGAGCAAATCGGCTTTCCGTTCACCATTGGCAGTGAAGGAAATATCAAAATCGACAGTTCAGTATCACTGCGCTATATCCCGGTGCTGGCCGGGGTTCCGCGGTCGTCTGCCAGCCAGATGGCGAAGATTGATATTTTCAAAGCCTCAATGACGATTCTGGGTTTTTTTACCGGCTCGGGAGCGGGAGAAATCTCCGGCAGCGATGTTACAACGTCGCTCACTTCTGGCGAATAAACCCTCTTGAACTGAAGCGGTCAACTCTTTCCGATTTTCTGGAGCTTGAGGAAGAGGCGGTACGCATAAGCGAGGAATTAAAGAATGGCTGACAGCTTTCAGTTAAAGGCTATCATCACGGCCGTAGACCAGCTCACCGGCCCGATGAAAGGGATGCAGCGCCAGTTAAAAGGGTTTCAGAAGGAATTCTCATCGCTCGCTGTCGGGGCAACAGCTATTGGCGCATCCATTCTGGGTGCGCTGGCTATCCCGGTAAATCAGGCCATTAAGTTCGAATCAACGATGGCTGATATCCGCAAGGTTGTTGACGGTCTGGATAACGCTGACGCTTTTAGGAAAATGAGCCAGGACGTTATTGACCTGTCAACGAAGCTACCGATCACGGCCGATGGTATCGGTCAGATTGTCGCTGCTGCCGGTCAGGCAGGCATTGCCCGAAGTGAGCTTGTCGGATTTGCGGAAGATGCGGCCAAAATGGGTATTGCGTTTGATCAGACTGCGGAAGAGTCCGGGCAGATGATGGCCACCTGGCGAACCGCTTTCAAGATGACACAGAAAGATGTTGTCGGCCTGGCGGACAAGGTGAACTACCTCGGTAATACCGGCCCTGCCAGCGCAGCTAAAATTTCTGAAATAGTTACCAGTGTCGGATCGCTCGCAGCGGTCAACCACGTTTCAACGGGCAATCTTGCCGCGCTGGGTGCCACTATTGCGGGAATGGGGGTGCAGTCTGAAGTTGCCAGCACAGGCATACAGAACTTCATGCTCTCTCTTTCTAACGCTAACACCGGTAATGCCAAGAGAGTTCTGAAGCAAATCGGTATGACGCCTAAATCTCTTGCCAGTGGTATGGTGAAAGATTCTAAAGCAACCATGCTTAAGGTGCTGGAAGGTATAAAGAAACTACCTGAACAGAGCAAATCAAAAGCACTCGAATGGCTATTCGGAAGAGAGTCGATAAAGGCTATCGCGCCGCTTCTTAACAATCTCGACCTGCTTCGAAAAAACTTTGGAAAGGTTGCTGATGCACAGCAGTACGCTGGCTCGATGCAGAAGGAATATGACTCCCGCGCAGACACGACCGAAAACAAGCTCACGCTGATGCAAAATGGCATAACTGCTGTAAGCCTGGCGCTGGGTGATGCTCTGACACCACAGCTCAAGCAGGGTGTTATGGAGCTGATGCCCTACATAAAGCAGACGGAAAGGTTTGTCAGGAATAACCCTGAACTGGTCAGGTCGGTTGCGAAATTCGCTATCTCTCTGATCGCAGTAGGTGCGGCGGTCGGCACCGTTTCACAATCTTTCAGAGTGCTTAATATGGTCATGAACCTGTCGCCTGCCAAACTGGCTATCGCTGCGCTTGCTACCGGTGCCATGCTGATAATCAATAACTGGGATCAGGTAGGCCCGGTTGTTAAGCAGGTCTGGGCTGAGATAGACAACGTCGCCCAGGAAATGGGGGGGTGGCAAACCGTTATTGAGGCAATCGGTGCGGTAATGGTCGGTTCTTTTGCTATCAAAACGATCGGTTCTCTGCAGCAGGCTGTGACTCTTGCAGGTTCGCTGTCTGGCTTGCTGGGTAAAATCAGCCGCCTTGGCGCAATGACTATCACGATTGGCATTGCTGTTTCGCTTCTTAAACAGCTGCAGGATTTAGACAAGCAGGCAAATGCGCAGGGTGTGAGCAAGGGTGAGTTTCTGGTTAACCGCCTGCAGTCACAAGAGCGTGAGCGTGGATATAACGGTTTCTTCCCGAGGCTGCGTGAAATTCTGGGAATGGACAACTCGATACCTGAAGGACGCTACGATCCAAAAGTGGGTCTGGATAGGCCATCTTCCGCCAGCCGACCGCAGGCAGGCGAGCTGAAGGTGAACTTTGAGAATGCGCCGCCTGGCATGAGCGTTGCTACTCCAGCAGGGAGCGCGACCCCATGGCTCAGTTATGATGTTGGCTACAACCGTTTCAGCGCCAATAAGAGCTAGGAAAAAAGTAGCACAAGCCTTAACCTGGGTCTTTAGCCAATCGATGGTGATTGTTTATGATTTTCGTACGTGGGATTTCAATACTTTTAGCTTTCTTCGGTGCAATTTATATTTTGATTATGATGGGTGATCGTGCCGCTGAAAGCCCTGACCTTATTCCCGTTTACCTGGCGGGGCTTTCGCTGGTCATTATCCCTTATTGCATAACGAGGATGATCTCCGATCAGCTCGATAGCAGAAAAAAACAATAACCCGCTCCGGCGGGTTTTTTATTGCCCGGAGTAAGCCATGAGCTGGAAAGATAAACTTCAGGATGCCTCACTACGCGGCATCGCGTTTAAGGTGGACAGTGATGAGGCCACCTTTGGCCGCCGCGTGCAAGTTCATGAGTACCCGAACCGCGATAAGCCGTGGGCAGAGGATTTAGGCCGGGCAACACGCCGCTTCAGCGTTCAGGCCTATCTGATTGGTGACGACTTTTTTGAGCAGCGCAACCGGCTGATTGAAGCTATCGAAAAGCCTGGTTCCTGCACGCTGGTTCATCCCTACTATGGAGAGATGACGGTGGTAGTGGATGACGCCGTTCGCCTCAGTCACTCGCAGGGCGAAGGGCGCATGTGCCGCATCAGTTTCAGCTTCGTTGAGTCCGGCGAGCTGTCTTTCCCGACCGCAGGGCTGGCAACTGGCCAGAAACTATCCTCTTCCGTTTCGTTTCTGGATGACGCCATTTCTTCAGCATTCGGTGCTTTTGGTATGGATGGGATGCCTGACTTTCTGCAGGACGGTGTCCTGGATGAGGCTTCCGGCATGTTCAGTACCGTGACCAGCGCCTTTCAGTATGTTGACTCTGGTATCAGCGCCGCATCGCGCCTGATGCAGGGTGACCTGTCGGTGCTGCTCAGCCCTCCGTCGAGTGGCATGAGCTTTGTTAACCGGCTGCAGACCATGTGGCGCGCCGGAACGAGGCTGACGGGCAACGCCTCTGACCTGATGTCGATGATTAAGGGGTTGACCGGTGTCACGGTTGATTCTGGTCTGGCCCCGCGTGGTGTGTGGAAAACCGACAGCAAAACTGCACAGGCGCAGACCACACAGCGCAATTACGTAGCGCAGGCGGTACGCACCACGGCCATCAGCGAGGCGGCCTCAGCAGTAACCAGTCTGCCGCAGGCATCAAGCCGCAACATCACACGTCAGCAGGACCCGCAGCAGCCGGTCGTAGTATCGCATCCTGCCGTCAGTAACATACGGCCTGACTCAGGTAATGCCGCTGCAGATACTGATACGACAGCGACCGAGACAGTTTCCGCATCATCCGGCGTCACCACATCTCTTGATAACGGCACCGTTATTTCATGGGATGATCTCGCGCAGGTGCGTGACAGTCTCAATGAGGCGATTGACCTTGAGATGGAGCGCGTCTCTGATGACGGGCTCTATCAGGCGCTGGTCACTGTGCGCACCGATGTTAACCGTGATATCTCAGCCAGGCTGGAGCAGGTCGAGCGCATGACGGAGCGCACACCTTCGCAGGTAACCCCAGCACTGGTGCTGGCTGCCGACTGGTACGACTCTGCATCCCGCGCCGGTGACATTACTGCGCGTAACGGCATCCGCCATCCCGGCTTCGTTCCGGTTCAGTCACTGAGGGTGCCGGTACGATGAACAACACAGTTATTTTACAGGTTAACGGTCAGGAGTGGGGCGGCTGGACTTCGGTACGGATTGCCGCCGGAATTGAGCGCATCGCCCGCGACTTCACCGTTGAGATTACCCGCAGCTGGCCCGGTGATACCGACCAGGCAAACCGCAGCAACCGCATCAAAAACGGTGACCTCGTTGAAGTTCTGATTGGCACCGACAAAGTGCTGACCGGATACATCGAGGCAACACCGGTCCGGTATGACGCACGCAGCATCAGCGTGGGGATATCCGGGCGCAGTAAGACAGCTGACCTCATCGACTGCTCAGCCACGCCGTCGCAGTATGCCGGTCGTACGCTGGCGCAGGTGGCCGCTGAGCTGGCAAAGCCATTCAGCATCACGGTGGTGGACGCGGGCGGCGCTTCCGGTGCGCTTCAGGGCATTCAGGCCGACCAGGGCGAAACAGTCATGGACGTGCTGAATAAAATGCTGGGGCTGCAGCAGGCGCTGGCGTATGACAACGCGCAGGGCAATCTGGTTATCGGCGGCATCGGCAGCCAGCAGGCTCACACCGCGCTTGTGCTGGGTGAAAACATTCTTTCCTGCGATACCGAAAAGAGCATCCGGGACCGGTTCAGTGATTATCAGGTGTCCGGCCAGCGCAAGGGTAACGACGACGACTTTGGTGAAGCCACAACTACGGCCATTCGCTCAAAAACGATTGATGGCGGCCTGAAGCGCTACCGCCCGATGATTATCCGTCAGACCGGCAACGCCACCACGGCAACCTGCAGCGCCCGGGCGGAGTTTGAGATGCGTCAGCGTGCTGCCCGTACCGATGAGGTGACCTACACCGTGCAGGGCTGGCGTCAGGGTGACGGCTCACTCTGGCTGCCTAACCTGCAGGTTATCGTCTTCGATCCGATTCTTGGCTTTAACAACCGACAGATGGTCATCGCAGAGGTCACCTACCAGCAGGATGAGAACGGCACCGTTACCGAAATCCGCGTGGGTCCGCCTGATGCCTACCTTCCTAAGCCAGCGAAACCCGGAAAACGGAAAAAGAAAACCACAGCAGAGGATGATTTCTGATGGCTAATCCGATGTCAGGCATGGGGCGTGCGCTGTCAAACCTGCTGGCCCGCGCCGTGGTTCGCGGACTGAATACGGCCACAAAGTGCCAGATGCTGCAGGTTGAAATGGCCGGCGGCGAGGGCAAAAGCGATATCGAACACATGGAGCCATACGGGTTTACCGCCGCACCGCTGACCGGTGCAGAGGCTGTGGCGGCCTATTTTGACGGTGACAGGTCACACGGCGTGGTGCTGGTCGTCTCTGACCGTCGCTACCGCATCAAAGGCCTGACGTCCGGCGAGGTGGCAGTTTATGACGATCAGGGGCAGTCAGTCACTCTTACCCGCGATGGAATAGTCGTCGATGGTGCGGGCAAGCCGATCACGTTTACCAACGCGCCAAAGGCACGATTTGAAATGGACATCGAGTCTACTGGCGAAATTAAAGATAAGTGCGACTCAGGCGGACTGACGATGTCAGCCATGCGCACGGCCTACAACGGTCACACGCACAAAGAGAACGGTTCCGGCGGCGGCACAACCGATTCGCCAGCGCAGAAAATGGTGGCGTCATGATTATTTTTATTAACGGCGTGCAGCGTGACGTGACGTGGCCGCCTGACCCCCTGACACGCGCAGTGCTTATTTCACTGTTCTCCTGGCGAAAGGCTGAGCCTGACGACAGCCCGGAGCAGGATAACGGCTGGTGGGGTGACAGCTTCCCGACCGTGCAGAATGACCGCATCGGCTCCCGTCTTTACCTTTTATCCCGGGAAAAACTCACCAATAAAACGCCGCTTAAAGCGCGCGAATATATCAGCCAGGCGCTTCAGTGGCTTGTTGATGACGGCGTGGCGACAAGGGTGGACGTTAAGGCCGAACGGACGGGGATAACCACGCTCAGCGCGTCGGTGGTTATCAGCCAGAAAGACGGCACCCGCACAGCATTTTCCTTTGACGATTTATGGAGTGAACTTAATGGCTGACAGTGGATTTACCCGCCCGACACTCCCTCAGTTAATCACCACCGTCCGCAACGACATTCTCACCCGACTGGCAGCCGATTCGACACTGGCGGCCCTGCGCCGCACTGACGCAGAGGTTTACGGGCGCGTGCAGGCTGCGGCGGTGCATACCGTGTATGGCTACATTGACTATCTGGCGCGTAACCTTCTCCCGGACCTTGCAGATGAGGACTGGCTGGCGCGTCACGCCAACATGAAGCGCTGCCCGCGCAAGGCGGCCACGGCGGCCGCGGGCTTCGTTCGCTGGGGAGTCACGACATCCGGAATTACCGTTCCTGCTGGCGTGACCATCCAGCGCGATGACCTGACCTCCTACACCACAACTGAGGCGGCCACGTCTGCGGGAGGCGTACTGCGCGTGCCGGTTGCCTGCGACACGGCAGGGAAAGACGGTAACACAGATGACGGACTGGCAATGCGACTGGTCAGCCCGATCACCGGGCTTACCTCAGCGGGCGTGGCGGACAGCATTCAGGGTGGTTCTGATATTGAAGGTTTAGAGGTCTGGCGCGCTCGCGTCATTGAGCGCTGGTACTGGACCCCACAGGGCGGCGCTGACGGAGATTATGAGGTATGGGCTAAAGAGGTCGCAGGCATCACCCGGGCCTGGACATACCGGCACTGGAGCGGTCGCGGAACGGTGGGCGTAATGGTGGCAAACAGCGACCTTATCAATCCGATCCCTGATGCCGCCACGGTGTCTGCTGTGCAGGATCATATCGAGCCGCTGGCCCCCGTGGCCGGTGCCGATATTTACGTGTTTGCGCCTACGCCGCACACGGTTAATTTCCAGATACGCCTTAACCCGGATACCACTGCGGTGCGCTATGCCGTTGAGGCTGAATTGCGTTCGATGATGCTGCGCGATGGCGGGCCGGAAAGCGTGCTGAAGCCGTCACGCATCAGTGAGGCTATCAGCATTGCAACAGGAGAGTACAGCCACACGCTGGTCAGTCCCTCCGCTGACATAACGATTGGCAAAGGTGAGCTGGGTGTGGTGGGGGCGATCTCATGGACTTAACGGCGCAGTACCGGCAGATGCTTGGCGCGCTTCTGCCTCGCGGCCCTGCATGGGACAGCGAGGACCTGCTGCTGACAGGTTTTGCTCCTTCCCTGGCTGCAGTCCATGGTCGTGCTGATTCTCTGATGCTTGAAATCGATCCACGCTCAGTGACGGAGCTGATAGACCGTTATGAAGAGATAAGCGGCCTTCCTGACAGCTGTGCACCTGCAGGCGTTCAGACACTTCAGCAGCGCCGCCAGCGCCTGGATGCAAAACTGAATCTGCCCGGCGGCATTAATGAAGCGTTCTATCTGGCGCAGCTTAAGGCGCTTGGTTACACCGGCGTCACTATCACCCGCTACAAAAAAAGCCAGTTCACCTGCCTGTCTGACTGCACGGATTCTCTATACAGCGACGACTGGCGTTACTACTGGCAGGTGAACATGCCCGCTTCAACGCAAATTTCAGACATGACGGCCATCAGTAACTGCACCGACAGCATCAGAGCCTGGGGAGATACCGTAGCCGAGTGCGTGCTGAACAAGCTGGCCCCGTCCCACACTTATGTAATTTTCAGATATCCGGAGTAAGCATGCATCGTATCGACACATCTACCGCTCAGGTGGATAAATTTGGCGCGGGTAAAAATGGTTTTACCGGTGGGAACCCACAGACCGGGGAGTTGCCGACAGCACTGGATGCTGATTTCTTTGACTCACTACAGGAAGAGATCGCAGGTGTAATTGAGGCTGCCGGAATCACACTAAAAAAGGACTCTAACGCTCAGCTTCTGGCGGCAATGAGAGCCATTTTCACTGGACGTCAGATCGGTGCGCCCATCGTCCTAACCGCTACGGGAACATATACGCCAAGTTCATCACAGGTCAAATATATCGAGGTTGAGATATACGCTGCAGGCGGTGGCGCAGCAGGCGTTCCGGCCTATTCATCATCTACAGCATCAATAGGTGGTGGGGCCTCAGCTGGCACATGGGTTAAGTTCCGGGTTCCGGTTTCTGCTTTAACCACCCCTGTACCTGTAACAGTAGGTATCGGCGGTGTCGCTGGTGTTTCTGGTGGGGGCACGGGTGGTGATGGTGGACTGTCATCATTTGGTTCTCTCGTATCATGCCCCGGCGGCAAAGGTTCCGGCTATTCCAGTTCTACAGGCTCAATTAACGCCGGCGGTGCCGAGTCTCCGGCGGCAGCCACAATAGCAAGCACAGTTACGGTTCTGGCTACAGCCAGAGGCGCGCCGGGAAACCCGGGATATCTGTCAAATAACGGAAGCGGGTCGCCTGGCATTGGAGCACAGAGCCTCGTAGGTTCTGGTGGGAGTGGAATTAGTGGGGATGCATCCGGATACGCATCAGGCGGTACCGGGGCGCGTTCAATGTCAGGTGATACAGCAGCCCGTGCCGGCGGCAAGGGTGCTAATGGCCTGGTAATTATCAGGGAGTTTGCGTGATGACAATGGCTTATGCATTAATCGAAGGCGGAACGGTAATTAATACCATTGTATGGGAGGGACCGGAAGTGTCCCCTGTAGATTTTGGAGAGGGGGTGACGTACGCAGAAATACCAGATGGTGAAGGCAATCAACCTTCAATCGGATGGAGTTATGATGGATCGGTATTTGCAGCGCCGCCTCTGACGGATGAGCAAATAGCAGCGCAGAAACAACAAAAAATTACCAGCAACGTGGAGAATAAAGCCAGCCTCATCGCTCAGGCGACAATTGCAATCGCGCCGCTTCAGGATGCCGTTGATCTGGATGATGCAACGGACGCTGAAATGGCCTTATTGAAGGCGTGGAAGCAGTATCGAGTCGCGGTAAATCGAGTTGATGCCAGCACCGCCGATGATATAGCATGGCCTGCACAGCCAACATAAAAAAGCCCCCTGATAGGGGGCTAAACTTACAAAAATGATGATAGGTAAGATGAATCCTTAAAGCTATTGTGATCAACTTTTTGAGATAAAAGTCTATCAAAATGCTCAGGATCATAATCTTTCAAAAAACCAGTAATTATTTTTTTTGCTTCATTTTGAATTTCTTCTGCGCTGCAAAAGGATGTTGCATCTTCAAACTCAGCTATAAGGTTTTCAACGCCTGAGCAATTGAAGATATTTACTCTTTTAGAATGAATTTCATAATCCAAAAGGCATGTTGTTACAGTCGAAATTCCATATTCGCAGTACGGGATAAGGTCATCAGTACCCTCAATGCCATGGAAATATATGTCATTATGCAAGCCATACAAAAGAAAATTGTTTGGCTTAAAGTCCATGGCCGCAAAACTGAAAGTGTCAGGCATTAATTCAGCAGGGTGAGGGCACCATATGAATACTTCATTACTGTTTCTTTCTGCATAATCAAATATTTCTTTGTAAAAACGGCGCTTATCTGATTGTGAATATAAAAACCAGTTGGTGTTTGAGGTCACCAAAGTGAACTTAGGTAACACCCTGTCGCTATATTTTTCTTTTAAAGCGGTTCTTGGATAACCAAAACCATCAGAGCCTGACCAATTTAACTTCATGTTGGTAAGTGAGGGCAGGTTTTCTCCAATGCCATCGTAATATGAATTAGTGTCAATCAGGTTTGAGTTGTCTACAAGGTTCTGGCCTGACTGAAAAAGTCCATGGGGAACTTCGTATAGAGGTTTCTTCGTTTTCATGCAAGCTATGATGATTTTTTTAAAGCTACTCATTGCAAACTGAGTTACACTGCCGTAAAAAACCACTACTTTATCAATAGTTGGAAGGAAATCAGCAACGGAATTTTCAGTTAAGAAAAACTTAATCTTGCTGGCAGGGTTAGCTTTAATATAGTTCCTTGCAATGAGTTCATAGCCGTTAACATAAATATAGCTATCATATTTGCTGTTTTCAGCAAATATCAAGGACATGTTCAAATGAGACCCATTCCCCGGCAAGTATAGCACCCGCTCATTTCTCGAAATTTCGGTAGATGGTTTACTATGCCTGGCTTCAATCACAACATTCAT